CATTGCCGCAATGTTACCAGTTGAAACATTTGTTGGTGCAACTACTAGTAAAGTTTACGCAGATTCAAGGAAAAAATTCTAATGTCATTCTCTCCAAATTTATTTTTGTCGCATATGCGTTCAAAAGATGGTCCTGCAAAACCATCTAGATTTGAAGTCGTTATTCCATTACCAAAATACATTTCAGATTTCGTACCAAACAACATTATTGAAAACTTATTGAATTTACCAAATGCAATCTTTGGTACAGTAACAGATGCAATTGGTAGTGCTACTGGACAATCTCCAGTTGGTGCAAATTCTACACTATCAAGATATCTTGCATTACAATGTGAAACCGCAGAATTGCCTGGTAGAACATTAATGACACACGAAGCAAAAGTATATGGACCAACATATAAAGTGCCATATCAATCACAGTACAATGAAATGACTTTGACTTTCTTATGCACTAATGAGTTTTGGGAAAGAAAATTATTTGATAGATGGATAGAAGCAATTATGCCATCCGACACAAACAATATGAGATATGCAAAAGATGAAAAAACAAGATACATGACACCAATCAAGGTGATTCAGTATGATGATTTTATTAAGCAAATATATGCAGTTGAATTGATTGATGCGTTTCCAATTGGAATATCAGCACAACCATTGAGTTGGTCTGAAGACGGATTTCACAGACTATCTGTACAATTTGCCTATCAAAGATACAAACCAGTATATACCGGAAGTTACGATATCGCTGCAGCTGCAGCCGCTCTATTTGGAGTTGGTCTCAATAAGATATTACCTTTTGGTAAAGCATTAACTTAAATTTTTAATAAAGTGAGGACATTATGTTACCTAAGATAGACACGCCAATTTATGAAGTGAAACTTATATCAACTGGCAAAGTGGTTCAGTTCAGACCATTTTTAGTAAAAGAACAAAAACTATTTCTGATGAACACAGAGAATGATGATGTTGAAGCAACAATCAAAGTTATTAGGCAAGTATTAAAGAATTGTGTATTAAATGATATCGATGTTGATGCATTGCCTGTATTTGATTTAGAATACTTGTTTATGCATCTAAGAGCAAGGTCTGTTTCTGAAGTTGTTAATTTAAAATATCGATGCAACAATCTTGTAAAAGATGACAAAGGTGAAGAGAAAGATTGTGGCACAATTAATGAAGTATCATTCAATGTGTTAGAAGTTCAACCAACTATCACCGAAGGTCATACGAAAAAATTTCAATTGACAGATAAAGTTGGAATCATTATGCGATATCCAACTTTTGAGTTGATGCAAAAATCAGCAGGCAGAGATGATGCTGATGTTATTATGGATTTGATTTATGCATCCATAGAACAAGTTTATGATGAAGATACTGTTTATCATATGAAAGATAGTACAAGAGATGAAATCATTGAGTTTGTGGACAACCTACAACAAAAAGATTTAGAGAATATTAGACTCTTCTTTGATACTATGCCAAAGATTGAAAAGAAGATTGATTACAAATGTAAGAAGTGTGGTTACCAAGAGAACATCACACTGGAGGGTGTGCAAAGTTTTTTCGCATAAATTTATACCATGATAACCTAGGCAATTACTATAAGACTAATTTTGCATTGATGCAACATCACAAATACAGTCTTACAGAACTTGACAACATGATGCCTTGGGAACGAGAAATATATGTCACAATGTTGGCACAGCATTTAGAAGAAGAGAAGCAGAGAATGGAACAACAGGCCGCTAATAATAAGAGATAAAAAATGGCAGATTCAAGACTAGCAGATATTTACAGAAAAGAACTAAAGACTAAAGGTCTTCTTGGCGCACTTGTGTCCGCTTCAGGCGCAAGACTCAAAGAGAAGACTGATATTCGAGGAATGTTACCACAAACTGGTGTTAGTGGAGCCGCATTTGAAAAGATGTTCGGCAAAAGATACAAGTATGGTGGTGATAAACAAGATGTAAGAAGTTCTGGTGGTTCTAATGGTGCTGCTACAAAATCGATGGAAGAGAAATTGACTCGCATCGGTGTTGATATGAAGATAATGGCAAAAAATAGTGTTGTTCTTCCTTCGATGGCGAGAGACATGAATCTAATGCGTATGAATATGCAGAAGATGGTTAGATTATCTGGCGGAACACCATCAACAAAATCTGATATGTTCTTCAAAAGAGCGGCTGATAGAGAAGCTCAATATGAAGGGCAGTACAAAAAGAGTAGTGGTGGATTAACACCAACACCAGCTGGTGAGAAAAAAGAAGGTGGTGGATTCTTTGATATAATTAAAGGATTTTTAGGTATGGGTATAGGACCACTTATAGAAAGTATTCTTGGTGGACTATTTAAAGCTGGATTGTTGTTAACTATAATGAATGGCATTGGTAAATATTTTTCAGATAAAGATTTTAGAGAGTCTGTAAATAACGCATTTGATAAATTCTTTACTGCTGTTTTTGGTGAAGATTATAAGAAACAACTTACAATTGGTGCGGGAATATTAATCGCTGCAATGGTGGGTTTAGAAGCTGCTTTTACTGCGGCTGCGATAAGAATCTCTCGCCTTGGTGGTGGTCTTGGTTTACCAAATTCTAGTCCGTCAAGTGGTCCTGGTGGAAAAGGAGGAAGAGGCGGATGGATGAAAACTCTTGGCCGAGGTGCTTTGGCTGTTGGAGGAGTTGCATTATTGACTGAAGGTGTGAAATATTATTTGCAACAAGGTGAGAGTGAAGCAGATGCAAAAAAATTAGCACAAGAAGATATAGACAATCAAACAAGAGAAACATTAAGTCCAGGAGAAGAAATTGCTCCAAGAAGACCAGAAGGTATGCGTGGTAGTGAAATAGCGGATAGAGCTGGAAGTGCTGTGAATAGTGCTATTGTTTTAGGCACTGGTGTTTCTATGTTCCCATCAAAAACTTCTCCATTACCATCATCAACACCATCATCAGCGGCATCTGGTAAACCACTCACAAGTTTTGGTTCTGTTGGTGCGAATCGTGAAATGGAAAAAAATAAAACGCTATGGGAAAAAATAGCCAAGGTGATGAAAAAAGCATATGAAAAAGGTGCATCACAAGCAATGTTGAGTAAACTTGGTTCAAAATTTGGTACTTGGATGGCAATTAAAATGTCCACGGTTGCAGCCGGAGTTGTAGCTGCGCCTTTTAGTGCTGGTGCTTCTTTGTTGATTTCTGCTATTGGTGTTGGTATGTTGGCAAAAGATGTATACGATTTATATGAATGGTTTATAGAATATGAAAAAGAACTTGATGCTTTTGAAAAAGCTAGTTCACCAACACCTGTAACAACACCAGCAACTTCTCCTAGTGTAAGTCCTTCAACAGTATCTACTCCAAGCACATCAAGTACACAAGCAGGAAGTATGGGTGCTTATAAATCTCGAGCAGGCACTAGAAATACATCACCAACACCATCGGGTGGGGGAGCAATACCATCTAATGGTCAAGTTGATCCAGGAAAAACTACTTTTGCCGATTTAACAGTTGAACAACAAGATGCATTTTTCGCTGAACAAAGAAGACAAGAAGGATATAAACCAGGATCATTATCATACGATTTAAACAATCCAGGTAATATGTTATTTGCACCTTGGCAAAGAAAGTATGGTGGAGAATTAGATACAACAGGAAGAGGAGTGGGTACTGTTAAAGGAAAATTTGCCAAGTTTCCAACACTAAAAGATGGAGTAGAAGCACAAAGAGCTCTGTGGATGAGTCCTAAGTATTCTAGTTTACCATTAGATAAAGCGCTAAATCTTTGGGTGACAGGAAATAAAGATAGTGATATGGATATTAATATGAGAGCAAAAAATACCAACTATAAGAGTGGAATTTATGCTGCTATTGGTGGTGCACCAACCACTACTTTAGCGTCCGCATCGCCATCCACACCAAGTTCTGGATCAACTCTAACACAAGCACAAAGCACTCTATCAACACCCGCTATGAATACTAATAGTGGTGGTAAAACAATTATCAATGCACCAACAAACAATTCTATGATTAGCGGTTCTTCAGGTAGTAGTGGTAATAATGTTAATCCATATAATGGTGATTTAATGCGATATCTGTTAAGACCAATCGCATAATAAAAAACCCCGCACAAGGCGGGGTTTAATTTGCATAAAAGATTTTACTCTTTATCTGCTAAAGACTTAAAATAATCCAAGTCTTCGTCATCATGTTCAACAATCTTTTTATCGATTACTGAAACATCTTCATCATCAAATTTCTTAAAGACGGCATCTTCTGCTTTAGTCTTTACAGAAGAACCACCATCAAAGCCCAAAACTTTATCAAGTTTCGCCTTCAATACTTCATATGATTTGAAATTAGATGGGTCGGTGAATTCTTTGAGAGAAAATTCTTTCTTCCAAAGTGCTTCAAGTTTCTCATCATCACCATCAAGTAATGCAGACTTATCAGCGAATTCTGATTTGTCATAGTTACGATAGCCTTCAACATTACGAATCTTCAACTTGAAGTTAGCACCTTCCCACATATCAAATGGGTTGATTGGTGTTTCATCAGCGAATTCTGGATTCATCGCCTCTGTAATCTTATCAAAGATTTTCTTACCAAACTTAAACAGTTTGATTTGACCTTCATTTTGAGGATTACTTGGGTCTGAAATCACATAGATGTTAGCAATATAATGCAAACGGCGTTTTTGTTTGCGAGCAATTTCTTTGTTCGCTTCGATGCCAGAATTCCATAATGTAGTGTTGTACTCTGATACTGGATCTTTTTGACCAAGAGTTGTCAGAGAGTTTTCAATATACCAACCGCCTGGACCTTGAAATCCATGGTCGAATCTACGAACCCAAGGTAGTGCATCATCACCATCTACCGCAGGTGCGGGAAGAAAGCGAATAACTGCCATGCCATTGCCTGCTTTATCAACAGTAGGTTGCCAGAGTCTGGTATCGTCTTTTGACCCAGCTTCTTTAGAAGTGGGAGATGTGGAGTCTTCAATTGCTTTGGTTAGTTTATCCAAATCATTGCGACTTCTTTTGAGGTTTGCGAATGAACTCATATATTATTTCCTTGTATAAAATGTATGTTGTTGTATATCGTTTTGTTCACAGTATCATTATATCACATTATTTAGTTGCTTTGCAAGCACACTATCTAATGTTTGCAGAGTTTCACCGACTTCTTTGTGAAGTATACCGATGCCGCCTGCTTTGTTGAAGGCAACAATTACATCTTCTGTATCATCAATTAAGATTCTATCAGGAGTTGCATATGCCGCTTTCAGACTTCTTCCAGGAACCACATTTCGTTTGTATGCGAGTCCTTGTTTCTTTAACCAAATGTCTTTCTGTTCGGCAACTAAGTCATGGTACTTTGCACCGCCAGATGAGGTTAAGATTTCAATTGGTAATTCTGTTCGTCTTACATATCGTAACAATTCAATTGCACCTGGAAAGATATCCAAGCTTTCAAATTGTTTCGTCATAACAAAGTCAGTCCAGTTTTTAGACCAATTCTTTTTGTCTCTGCTTGAATTTGGTGCTTCATTGTACAATTCTGTATATCGTTTTTCGAAATCACACAGAACACCATCCATGTCAAGGTAAATTTTATCAATCATTTCAATAAGGCCATTGTTTAGTGGGTTCATCTTTCGGTGTTTCAACTTCACCGGTCGGTTCAATCATTTCGATTGTCATTTCACAATTAATAATCATCTCAGTATCTTCTAAATCCCAACCAAGTTCTTCAAGGTCAAAGATGGAGTTTTCTTCTAGGAAAGTTTCAAGTTCATTTCTCAACTCTTCATCAGCAACATCAATATCACTTTCTTCCCAACAACCATCAGTCAATTCAACCAATTCAGCATCATATCCACAAGAGTAGATATCAACACCTTCTTCTAAATTTGGTGGATTATCATCATCGGTGATTACCGTAAATTCACCCCAGCGCCAACCAATTTCATGTGAGATATAACCTGCAACACCTTCTTTTGTCCAGGTTTGTTGTTCGATAATCGATTTTTTCCAATTGGGTTTAACTGACCATACTGCCATTTGTAATCACCTTTTTCAATATAAGTTTATATTTTACACTATCCTTGGGTAGAAATGTGGCATACTTGGTGCATTTTCGCCTGTATTCTGGCCACCGAATAGTGTCTGTTATCTTCTTGGACCACATAGGAAAGAATCCAAGAATGTCATTAAGAATACACAAGGTTTCAATCTGTATATCTCTATGTAAAGTCTTCGTCAATAGACTAGGATAGTCACCATCATGCACCACAATCAATTCATTGGGGTTAGAACAACCATCAAATATCTTCGTTAAATCATTCTCAAATGTATACGACAGCGACTGAATTACCTTTTGTCGTTTTCGGTAATTGATATCTGCTTCTTCCATCAATAGGTTACCTACCCAAGACTTCTCATCTTCAACAAAATTGGCAACAATAAAATTAATCAAATCATCTTTGTTAGTACACTTACGAGACAATTTGTAGAAATGATATTTGTCTTTTCTGTTTTCGAAAGCAGTTACACTAACATTGGTTTTACCATTGTACTTAAAAAAGTCATAAGAATCCGATGTAAAGTGTAGTTTGAGTGCCTGATAAATTTCGAATGTTTCATAACCAGTCATATTGGCAATCTAGCACCTTTATCTTTTAACATATTATTATCCATTGCGTTTGCTTCAATCTTAGATTTTAGATTAGAGTTAATCAATGTTGCAGCTACTTCAATTTCAAGTCCAGTAGTTTTACAATGTTCTACAATCGCTTCTATGTAATTGTAATCAGTATTTGCAACAAGAGACTCTATAGACTTGGCAAATTTTGCCATCTCATCTTTAGTTGGCATTATTGCCTTTTGGACATTTATTGTCCCAGCATGCTTGATTTTTCATCACCTCTAAACTGATACCACAAACTGAACACTTCTCAACGATTGATTGAACAGTCATCGGACCTTTCATCAACTCATTTGCAGTCCATTGCATCGCAACAGATGGTGCAACACCTTGCCAATTTTCTTCTACACTACTTTTTGGAAAAGGCCACTCAGCATCATCTCGCAATGTTTGTGTCCATTCATGCGTTTCTTCTTTTGGAGTATCAAACTCTTCATTATGCCATTCTCCACAATCATCGTCATTCACAAAGTCTAATTTACCTGTAAAATAAAAACCTGAACCACGGAGAAACAACTCAAACTGGTCGAGAACATCTGTAAGAGAGTCTGCATTAAAATCAACTGTAGTCTCTGCAAAACGGCCAGAGATATTGTCTATTTGTTTAAAGATATAGTTCATTTCACAATCGTTTCATAAAGAGTTTCAAATTGGTCTTGCACAGCAACTTCTTCATCATAGTTCTGTTTAAAGTAGACCTTCGCCATCTTCGCTACAATCTTCTTTGGTAATTGTAACTGTTTACTGATATCCGCAATTGCTTCACGGATATATTCTTTCTCACCCTGAGCCCGTGCCATTGAATCAGACACCTCACGGATTACTTTCAACAACTTTTCACGGTCTGCTGGGTTCGAAATTTGATTAACACTCACTTGCTGTATTGCCATAATATACTCCTAAAAATTATTTCTTAACTGTTGTCACACCTGTATTGTGAGATTGTGCTGATGAAGCAAAAGCCACACAAATAATATCGTCACTCTTTGCATATGAACATCTTACTGATAATGGATCAATTCCTTTTGCAATCGCATTATCGATGTTCTGTGCCATAAGAGTTCTATCACTTATACTATAGTAACCAAATCCAAATATTGCTGCCAACAACACTAATGTCAACGACACAATAGTTGGTGTTGGATATTCTATTTTAACTGGCATTTTCATATTCCTTTTCCTGTTTTAGTGTAAAATATGTGACGGCCAACAACGGCAGTTGTCCGCATGTTTTTCCATCCAGGACTAACATAGTCAGCGTGGTAGAATAAAGCGCCATTGGATGGGTCTATCATTCGTTCATAATTAATATATACACTTACTGCTAATTCTCTAATGTCATTATACAACGAATTGGGGGTGGATGTCAAGCGTTTTTCCGTTGAAATGCGGTGAGCTTTATCTTCGCAGTACCAAGAAAATTGGCAAACATTCCTGATTTTTTGTTTCACTACGCCACAGATATTAGCTTCAAATAAACCGGAATTAACTCTGTTCAAGGTAACAAATGCAACAGCAATTTGTCCTTGTTTTGGTTCGTAGGCAGATTCAAAGTAAATATTTTCTGCTAAACATTCAACTTCTGCTTTTGCCTCTGGCGACAAATTGTTGAATTTGGTTTTAAAAGGGATGTCATATCGTATCTGTGATGCCATTCCAAAACTTATTGTAAGTATTACCGCAACAGCGGCAACACAAATTAAAAAACTGGATTTCATTCTTACTCCTTTGTGTTGAAAGGAGAGCGCACCCGAGAAGAGTGCGCTCTTCTCGCCCATCAGGTGGTAGACTTTTTAGGTGTAGTCTTTGTTTCTAGTGGGATGTTTGAAACGAAACCATTTAGGGTTTGAGCCTTTGAAATGATTTCTGCTTCGGAGGGGAATAATGGAAAACCTGGATGTTCAGGTAACTCTCCCCCATTGATTTTAGCAATTTCTAGTTTGGCATGCCAACTATTGCTAATGATTTCACGCTTACCATAGTAGTCATCGGTAAGCATATCTTTCGCCATTTTTAGTAGTTCAAGGCGAATCTCGAACGGTGTCATATTAGACATAATGCACTCCTTAGTGTGTTTGTGTGTTGTGCTACTGTTGTGTGTTTAGTAGCACATATATTTAGTCATTCCAATGTCGCAAAACACCGGCAATAATTACAAAATTAGTCACTATGTATATTAACACAATGATTGAACGAACAATGGCAATCTTATCTGCTTCATTGTCATTAGTTGATGCTTTTTCTCCTAAAGCTTTTGCCCACAGTCTCCAGATTTTAGTCCCAAAGATTTTCATAGTATTTACCAAACAAACGGAAACCATTTGTGATTCGTTTTTGTACTTCTTGCATACCATCAAAATCTAATTTATAGGTGTGATTTGGTCCGTCAATCCATTCATACATTTTTGCTTTGCCGTTTTCATCCCATTGACAAGCAACTGTCTTCTTATCGAATTCACCAGAACTAAACTTATCTTGCCATGTATCATCAACTTTACATTTAAAGGCAAAAATCATTTCATCAAGTACATAATCCCATCGTTTGAAATGATTGTCATCTGTATCCCATTCATTCTCTTTTGCTGGTGCTGATGTAGACTTTAATTCATCTGGTACATCGTCATCATCAACAAACGGACCGCCATGTTTGGTTTCTTGTAACTGTTTCAACATTGGCAGAATGATATCAGCTAAAGTATGATCCATTGACCAAGTATCCCATCGGTCAATCTTCACATATTTAATTTCTGGATGAACAAAATCAAGGAACTTTTGCCATGCAACACAAAATGGATTTAGAAAATTAACCCACTTGTCGTATTTGTGACCAGGCACATCTTCATGGTTATAAAACACATCATCATCTTTTTCCCAAAAGCAAATTACTTTGAGAATGGTGTAAGGCGACACCCAATGGTGTCGGTAATTACTTCTATAAACTTTCACTCTGTTTCCTTGTATGATTTAAACTTGTCATCATTCCGAATATCAGAAATTCTCTTTTTTGCGGCTGAATTACCCAACCATCTAAAATTGGTACACAAGGTACACTTACAACTTCTTCTTGGTTTTTTTCTTTTATAATTTGCCATTATCTGAATAGGACATATGTTGAATAAGCAAACAATGCTATTATACTGACTTTTGCAATCAATGTCAATAGATAAAACAATTGAACACGGAAAAGATACAACATACCAAACAACAAAAAGATAAACAGCAATTCATTACCATTTACTGAAGAATTTTCTATCTTCGTAATTGTTGGTTCTGTCACAATCTTAATTTCTTGGATTGGTTCTACACGAACATCTTCTAAAATTAAAGGCACAATATCACTCCATCATAATATAAAAGGTTGGTTATTCTGTTACGAGGAAACCAACCAAAACCCTAAGCAGTGTTTAGGCTGCTAATGCGAACTGTGAGTCGTTTGCGTTTACTTTATTTTCTTCTTTTTACATCGTTGCTGATGTGCTGTCCATTCTGTTACTTGTTGCCCTGTCGAAACTATGCAGCCCCCATCAGAAACATACTATTCTTGATTTAATCAAGTGCCTTCGTTAGGGTCTGCAATAGTATGTTTTTGGTGGAGCTGGGGGGATTCGCACCCCCGTCCAGAACACTTTTCTCTTTACTTCATACAGCACTATCACGCCAGTATTTATCAATAAATTGATTCAATTCTGGCAAATATTCTTTCTTGTCTTTCACAAATATCTGTGCTACTTCTTCTTCGGTTGCAATCGCAACCACAATCTTATTGATTGGTAGATTTGTAATTTCCCCAAACATCTCAGCATAAGCCGAACATTGCATGAAGTAATTACGAATG